TAAATCAAGGTTGGGTAGAAAAAGAATAATAATCAATTATAATACTATTTTACCGATCTCGTATAAATACCTACACGAGAATATGAATAGTATTCTCAACAATTAATACCTTTGAAAGGGGCAATGCTACAATGTCAGACAATACGTTGGCTAATGAAGATACTGGATCTTCTGAAACAAACCAGGCAGCAACTAAAACTTATACTCAAGAGGAATTCGACAACCATATGGCCCGAATGAAGTCTAGCATTACTAAAAAGTATGAAAAGACCTTAGGCGAACTAGGTGATTTAGATGAACTTAAAAATCTAAAATCTGAAGCTGAAAAGCGTAAGACGGATGATCAAGTAAAGCGTGGAGAATTTGAAAAAGTTCTACAGGAATTAGCTGCTAAAAAGGATGCTGAGATTCAGCGTCGCGATCAGATCATTAAAGAATATACTGTGGATGTTCCGTTGGTTAATGCTGCTGCTACACTTAGGTCTGTTAATCCAGATCAAGTTAAGGCATTACTTAAGCCAAATGTTAGACTTAGTGCGGAAGGTAATGTAGAAATTGTGGATAAAGAAGGAAAAGTTAGATATAACGATTCTGGAACCCCTTTCAAAGTAGAAGATTTAGTTAAAGAGTTTCTTGATACTAATCCTCACTTTGTTCAACCTACACCGGCAACTACACAAGGTAAATCCAATATTGGTCAAAGTCGTGAAAAGATAGATTTGTCTAAACTTGATATGAAAAATCCTGAACACAGGAAACTATATGCTCAAGCGCAGGCATCAAATAAACGATAATCATTTAAAGGAAATTTAAAATGTCAAATACAACTGCTATTAACAGCGAATTATTCGCAAACCTTGTAACTGCTGCTGAATATGCTGCTTACGAAAACTCCGTCGCTCGTCAACTTGTAACAGTTTACGATGCTCCACTTAACGCTGGTAAGGTTCTTCAAGTTCCTATCTGGGGTGGTGTTAGTGCTCAAAAGATCACTGATGAATCTGCTGCAACTGCTGCTGATACAAACACAACAAACGGCACGATCACTCTTGCTGAATTCGTTTCGTATCACCAAATTACTGATATGTTACGTGACTCTGCTTACGGTAATGTAATGGCTGACATCGGTAACGGTGCAGGTATGGCAATTGCTGAAGCACTAGATACTGATGTATTCGGTAACTTCGGTTCGTTCTCCAGCGATATCGGTTCTACTTCTACAGAACTTACTGTAGACTTGCTATTGAAGAGTGCTGCTACTCTACGTAGCCGTAAGCTAACTGGCCCATTCTTCGCAGTGGTTCACCCAGCACAAGCATACAACCTTAAGAAACAACTTTCTTACAGCGCACAAACAAACATTCCTCAATTGAGCGGTGTAGGTGAAAGCGTTCTAAGTTCGTTCTACATCGGCGGTGTTGCTGGCATTCAAATCTATGAATCCAGCTTAGTTGCTGCTGTAACAACTGGTGGTGCAACTGCTTATAAAGCAGGTGTATTTGCTAAGTCCGCTCTAGGTCAAGCAATGCGTGGTGGAATCGCTATGAACAGTTTGTATCTTCCAAAAGAACGTGCTACTGACGTTGTTCTTACAGCGGTAGCTGGTTCCGCAGTGCTACAAAGCACACACGGTATCGCAATCACTGCTGACGGTGTAATTAGCTAATAGGAAGTAAGAGATGTCCTTCATTAAAATAACTGGAAATACGGTCAGCTTTGCAGATCATGACGATATGCTTGCTGCTGATCAAAGACTTTTTGAGACTAATGAAGGACTCACTGACGTTATCATCGAAGACCTTTTAACTAAGGCTACTGGACGTATTCTTACAAGATTACGCTCTAGTGAATGGTGGATGAGTTACTATATCAATCGTAGTTCATCTTCTATTACTTCGTTGGCTGATGTTCCCGCCCTCAATCCTAATAAGATAGTAGACCGTCAGGATGACTTTACTGACTATTGTATAGCAGTAGCAATGTCTGAATACATTTTACCTAGAATCGCAGATTTTGGTTCAGCAGATAATGCTGAAATGAATAAGATGAGTTACTATACACAACGAGCAGATAAGTTATTTGCAGAGTTAATCACCGCAGGTGATTGGTATGACTTTGATGGTAATACTACAGTTGAGAGCAGCGAAAAGAAGCCAGGGATTTATAATCTTAAGAGAATACGATGAGAACAGAACTTGTAAATTATTTTAATGGATTCACGATGACTAACTTTGTTGTTAGTTCTGAGTTACCATTTACAAGTAATTCTACTGTAATGTATCTAAAGAATCCTAAAAGGATTTATGTGGATCTAGAGCAAGTCTCTAATGAAACCTTTATGCCTGTAATGGGCGGAGACATTTATCAGGAAGTTCATAGCGTTAGTGTTTACTTCACTACTGATGCAAAGAATCTACCGTCTAACTATCAGACTGTGGTGGATACGCTAAGAGCAGGAAAAGATGTTTCTACAGTAGACTCATCTTATTTCAAAAGAGCAGTAGATACAAATACTGTCTTCGAAGGCGACTTAATGGTCACACAGTTGGATTTTAGATTCACAAAATTAACCTAAAGGAAAAGATATGACAACTTCATACATTCAATCGGCGGCAGGTGTAAACAACCCGATTCTAACAATTAACGTAAGTGGTTCTACTGGAACCACTGCAACAACATTGTTATTGCCAACTCTACAGGATGTAACCATCAACAATGCGAATGATGTGTTCACCTGGTCTCAACTAAATGAAAGTGCAAAGCTTCAAGTAGCAACAAACTCTACTAACAGCATCAGCTCTAACATTGTTGTTGAACTTGATTCGTTCTTCGGTGATGCAGCAGCTACAACTGGTTCTGCAAAGAAGAAGGGATTACTTGGATTATCCGTAGATAAGACAAAGGTTGATTTCAGTATCAATCTTGGTTCGAAGTCTATTAGTGGTGTTGGTTATATTACTGGTCTAGCACCAGCAGTATCAGCAGCAAATCCAGTATGGGTCACTCCTATCACATTAACTGTGTCTGGTGAATATACTGTAGTTTAATAACTAGAGAATAGAATAACAGGGCTTAATCGCCCTGTTTTCGTTTATTTGATTAAATACGTAGGAAGAAAGATATATGGATATACTAGATAATAAGAGTAACGAGGATCTGCTTAAGAGTTTACTCGCTGAAGCAGCTAAGGCCTCAAATGAATTAAGATGTGCTCAATCCGATCTCAATAAGATTAGCAGTAGATTAAATTTTACTTTAATGCTTATAAATGAGTTGATAATTAGAGAACAGTAAATAACAAGGACGCAACGTCCAGATTAAAAGGAAAAAGATTTATGGATATCAAGAAATTTGCCAAGAAGGCAGAACTAGTAGAAATTATTTTAGATGAGGAAGCAATTGTTTCGGAATATGGCGAACCAATTACTTTCTATATGAAGGACTTTGTAGATATTAATACCTACTTTGATTTCTTTAGAGCACAATCTACAAAATCAGGTGATGAATTACAGGGCCTATTATCTAAGATCATTCTCAATAAAGAAGGTAAGGTAGTATTAGAAGAAGGAGAACACTTTCCAATTGATATTACTATTGCTGCTTTGACAAGGATCAATGAATGCCTGGGAAAGTCAAAGGCCAAGTCGTCCGATCAGGAAGTTGGGACACCAGCTATATGATAACAATAGGAAGTATGGCTAAGACTTATGGCTTACTTCCTAGTGAGGTAGCCGCAAGGGCAACTACTTTTGATATTATGATCACTGATGTATACTCGACTTGGTTTGAAAAACAAATGAATAAATCGAATGGTGATAGAACTGAAGATTATTCGCAGGATGAATTAAAAGCAATGATAGAGAAAACTAAAAATGTCGGGTGAGATCAATAAACGTATTCAAGAGTTAAAGGCTAATCTTTCTAGTCAACAACTTGCTAAGGAGGCCTATAAGGTCTTCGTTAAGAATACACCTATTAAAACCGGCAATGCTAGACATAAAACTACATTGAAAGGGGATGAGATTCAAGCTTCTTATCCTTATGCAGTTAAATTGAATGAGGGTAGTAGTAAACAGAATCCCGAGGGAATGAGTGCTCCTACTGATAAGTTCATTCAAGATTATATTAAGAAACAAAGCAAAGGATAAGAAATGGCAACAATTGAGAATTTCATTCTAAGATTTAAGACTGAGGGAGTAGCTGGTATTAGCTCTCTAGCAGATTCTATAAAAAAAGCAGGTGCTAATACCGGAGCCCTGGGCTCAGGCTTAGATCTAGTTGGAGGAAAGTTAGGCGTAGTAGGAGGTCTAGCTTTTGGAGCAGCAGGAGCATTTGTCTCCTTAGGATTAAAGGCAATTAATGTTGCTGATACTTTCGGTGATCTATCATCTGCAACCGGTATTGCTGCAGGGCAATTAGTAAATTTAAAGCAGAGTATGATCTTAGGCGGAGGTTCCGCTGAGTCGTTTGAAAAGGCTGCAACTAAACTTTCTATCGCAGTTGGCGAGGCAGGAATGGGAAATGCAAAATATCAAAAATCTTTCAAAGATTTAGGTGTATTTGTTACTGATGCCTCAGGAAAAATGAGAAATACTGGTGATATTCTTCAGGATGTTATTAGAAAATTGGCTCAAATAGAAGATCCTGCTACTCGTGCCGCAACAGCAGTTGCATTAATGGGTAAAGAAGCAGCCAAAATTGATTGGACTAAAGTTAATGCAATTAATGATCCATTTAAGGATGCACAAATTGAACAACTTGGGAAGTATCGTGATGCATTAGATGCCATAGCAAATGCTGCAGAAACTCGACTACTTACTGTGTTTGGAGGATTAGCTCTTAAAATTAAAGAAGCCGAAGATGCTGGGGACAGAGCAGCAAAGCGTCAATCAGATAAAGAAGAGGCTTTGGCTAAAAAGGGACAGCGTCCTATGAATTTACAGGAACAATTATCTTTTCCTTTTACTCATCTTAGAACTACCCCTCCTCAATCAGTTCCTATGTCAACAAAGGAATTAGAAGCCTATCGTTTAAAGACGATGGAAGAAGCAATGAAACCTTACGGTAATAGCACTAGAGCAGATACAAGTAAGGGAGGATATGGTGGTCCTCCCGAGGCCTCCATTAAAGCAGCAGCCGAATCAGAAAAACGTATTCTAGAATCTCAGGCTGAAGTTCGTAAACAGATTGCTATTCGCTCTGGGAATGAGTTAAAGATCATCAATGCAACCGCTACAGCTGATATTGCTAAAGCAACCGCTGATATTAATGCAAAAGAAGATATCTCTCCTGAACAAAAAGCAAAAGAAATTGCTGCTAAGGTAACCGAAGTCCGTGCAAAACAGACAACAGATATTGCTAAGTTCGAAAGAGACTCCGATGAAAAGTATCGGAAAGATCGTTACGATGCAGTAATGAGAATGATTGATAACGAAACTCAAGCAGAGATTGATGCTATTAAAGCAAGAGACGATGCAAGATCTCAACTAAAATCGCAAGATGAATCATTCTCTCGCGGAACTGACTCACTTAAAGGTCAATTTGCACTACAACAACAGATTGTAGGTCTTTCTGCAATTGAACAACAACGTCTAACTGATCTATTCAACTTAGAAGAACTTCGTAAGTCTACATTACTTGATATCTCAAATATTAAAGATCTGCCTAATGATGAAAGATTGGCTGCTGAACAAAGATTAAATGTCGAGATTGGAAAACGTAAAGGTCTTATTGAAGCTGAAGCTGCTGCGCAGAAACAACGTAACTTAGATTTCTCTGCAGGATTTAAGGAAACTATGGATCGTTACTTAGAAAGTATGAGTCCACTTAGGCAAGGTGAAGATATGGCAAATAGTATTTTCTCTAATATGGGAAGTGCAGTTGATAACTTTGTTGATAAGGGAGGAAAATCCTTTGCTGATTTTGCTGATTCAGTTGTTAGGGATTTAATTAAGATTGCATTAAAGGCTCAAGTTACTCAGTTGTTTACTAATCTAGCAGGAGCAGGAAGTGATTTACTTTCTCAGGGATTAAGTTTTCTAAGTGGATCTAGAGCAGGAGGAGGTGGAGTCAGTGCAGGCGGCGCATACTTAGTAGGCGAGAACGGTCCTGAAATATTCATGCCAGCAGGCTCGGGCACAATTGCTTCTAATAGTCAATTAAATTCTGGTGGTGGAAATAATACTGCGGTGACATATAACATACAAGCAGTTGATGCAGCAAGTTTCAAGCAAATGATCGCACGTGATCCGAGCTTCCTTTATGCAGTGACTCAACAAGGTGCTAAATCAGTGCCAACAACAAGGAGATAAGAAATGGGTGCATTTCAAACTATTATAGATACTGCAACAAGTATCTCCCTCGGTAAAAAGAAAAAGATTTCTCAAACTGTTTCACGAGATGGAACTGTTAAGACTACATCTATGGGTGGACAAATTTGGACATTTGAGATAACACCTCCCTCAGGACCTAAGTGGACTGAGATGCGTCCATTAATTGAACAAATGGAAGCCTTAGATAGAACTACAATTTCTACTATTCAAATTAATTCACCTGATTTAAGTTGGATTAATGGTTATCAAGGTAATCTTTCTACAACTACAGGACTAACAGTTTCTTTTACAACAGGAACCTCTCTCACAATTACAAGTCCTACCCCGACTTTGACTTCTGGATATAAATTTAAATCTGGAGATTTTATTCAACTTGGTTCAACAGGAAGTGTTTATACAATTGTAAATGACGTAACATGGAATAGCAATGATATTACTGTTCATCGCCCTGTGAGGGAATCAACTGGAACATATAATCTAGTAGTAGGACAAAGTGTAAGTTGGAATGTCATTTGCACTACCTTCCCACAATGGACTATCTTTGCTCGTGATCAAGTAAGTTGGTCTGGTGCATTTGTTTTTGCAGAGGCAATTTAATGACTATCAATCTCTCAGCATACAATAGTATTCAAACTAATATATTTGTTAAGATTGATATTCCTTCTTATCAAGTATTAACCTTTTCTGATTATCATAAAACATTATCACAAGGAGGAGTTGATTATACCGGGTTAGGACAACTATTATCTATTACTCAAACTACAAGTAGTCTACGTGCAACTCAGGAGGAACTTACGATTGGTATTTCTGGAATACCAAGTAATAATATTCCTGATATTTTGGATCATAAGATTAAGGGAAGTAAGATTACTGTTTCTAGAGGATTCTTTAATCCAGATACTGCCTCCTTAATTAATTTTGTAGGTAAATTTATAGGAGTTGTTTCTAACTTTAGCATTAGTGATGATCTTTCAAACGATACTGGTAATATTGTCCTAACTATTGTGTCTACTAACATTATTGAGATGCTAGATAACAAGATTACAGGACGAAGAACTAATCCTACCGATGAACGTCTATTGTATCCTACTGATGCCTCATTTGATCGCATTCCGGGATTAGCTAGAAGTAACTTTAACTTTGGAGCCTCTACATGAGCTTTTTAGATGATATATCCTCGGTAGGTAATTCTGTTTCTAATTTCTTCTCGGAGAATTCTATTGCTTCCTCACTAGTGAAGGTAGCAGGTATTGCGTTAATTGCAAACGAACTATCTAAGAATGCAATTAAAGATAACAATAGTGATACTAGTAATATTGACGCAGGCGTTAGATTACAGGTTGCACCAAATACTGATTCAAAGATTCCTGTCTTATATGGATCTGCTTTCTTTAGTGGAAACATTACTGATGCAGTAATGACTAATACTAATAAGACAATGTATTATGCAATTACGTTAACTGAGAAGACAGGGACTAAACTAAGTGATGGACTTGCAAGCACTTATCTAGTAGAAGATATCTATTGGAATGATCAACGAATAATCTTTAAAACTGATGGAATTACCGTAGATTATACCGTTGATCGAGATAGTAACATTGACTATTCTTTGCAAAGTCAAGTAAGCATTATAACGTATGTAGGCGGAAGTGCTTCTCCTCAAACTCCTACAGGTTATACAAATACCGAATTAGATAATGCTGCCTCTTACTTTCCCGGTTGGACTACTTCTACACACACAATGAATAATTTAATATTCTCAGTTGTTAAAGTTGATTACAATAGAGATAAGAATGTAACAGGATTAGGGACTGTAAAATATCATTTAACAAATTCTATGCATAAACCTGGAGATTGTTTATATGATTATATGACTAATACTCGTTACGGTGCAGGAATTGATCCAACAGAGATAAACACATAATGAATACATTAGCACAATTAAACACCTTTTCTGATGAGCCAGTTAGTTATACTGATGAGCTTAGTTCCTCGGTTCTAACTTTATCTGATCGCTATCAAATTAATGGATTATTAGACACTGCTCAACCTGTTCTAACAAACATAGATAAGTTATGTTCTGCTGCTGGCTCCTGGCTTTCCTTTGATGTTCAAGAAGGAAAATGGGGAGTTGTAATCAATACAACTGGCACAAGTGCTGCAAGTTTTTCTGATAAGAATATTATTGGAAATATTAGTCTAAGCGGAACAGGATTAACGAATCTATATAACGATGTTAAAGTTCAATTCCCTCATAGAGAATTAAAAGACTCAGCTGATTTTGTAGGTATTAGTATTCCTTCAATAGATCGCAATGCTAACGAAGAAAATAATACATTAAATCTAACTTATGATATTATTAATGATCCTGTGCAGGCTCAATTACTAGGTATCATTGAACTAAAACAAAGTAGAGTAGATTTAGTAATCAAATTTCAAACTGATTATAGTTACATTGGATTAAAAGCAGGGCAATTAATCGATGTATTAGATACTAGAGTAAATTCAGTTGCTCAAATTTATAGAATTATTTCTATAAGTGAAATTCAAGATGATAATGGTGCGCTTATCATGGAGATTACGGCATTATCGTATGATCCTAATGTGTATTCAGTCTCTGATTTATACAAATTTATTCGTCGAGATACTACGGGAATTATTACTATTGGTAGTATAGGTGTTCCAGGAACACCTATAGTTACTAAGACTGAAGTTGATGCTCGTCCTAGAATTTCCGCAACTAGTTTATCCCCTACAGGTATTGTTGAAGGAATAGAGTTTTGGATAACTTCAGATACTGGACTAACTGAATCAAACAGAACCTATAATTTAATAGGTGTTGCTAAACCTCCCGGAGGAGGTGTGTTTACATCCGGGACTGTTGTTCCATTTAGTTATGATTCACTGGTATCGGGTAACTTTTTAATTAAGACAAGAGGATTTAATTCCTCAACTGTTGGACCTTATAGTTCTCCTAGTGGATTCATTTATACACCTGTTCAAACCACTCAGGCAGTTAGTGCAGATACTACTATGATAGGATTAGTAGGAGCATTATCATTACTTGAACTATTAAATGCAGTTAATGGTTTATTCAACGGAAGCACAGGAACTAACAGTATTTTTAAGAAAGTATTTGACTTATTTTCTACAGCTACTGGAGTTGATCTAATTGGTCAAGCATCTAGTGGAACTATTGTAACTCCTTCTACATCATTAGTAATTAAGGATGAAGGTTCAATTATAAGTTCCACTACTGGTATTATTAATTTTGTAGGATCAGGAGTTAATGTAGCTTCTGCAGGTTCAGAAACAGTGGTTCAAATTAATTGTTGCGGAACTGGGGGAGGTTCTACAGGAACAACTTCCTCTACATCTACTTCTATATGTGCCTTAAATATTGAATATAAATTGCCACCTGACAGAACAACATATTTAGATCCTAATACCGGATCTACTAGCGATACTGTTCCTGTTAACGGATCTTTTTATATAAATTATTCATTATCAGATGGGACTATGTATGGACCATTAAAACCAGGCTCAGGATTAGCTACCCTATATACTTCAGATGGAACCTTAGTTCAAACAATGTCCCCATCAAGTATTACAATTGATAAAAATGTTGTTAGTTTACCATTTATGGATAGGGATTTTGGAACAGACTATTACATATTAATAGAAGAGGGATTTGTAAAATATTGTGATACTTGTTTTTCTCCTGAGATAGTAGTAGGAGATTGGAATTTCAATACTCCTTTATATGTTACTACTCCTTACAGTGCAACAGGCTCTAATTTTACGACCCCTCCTACTATCACAGCAACAAATGCATTATATGTAACTGCTATTGCTGCTTCCAGTTGTGTAGATGGTCCCTTCTCAATGAGTTTTAATAATAAAATATTAAAAGGATCAGGAAATGTTTATATAAAGAAAGTCTCTGATTTATCTACTCAAGCAGTTATTCCAGTGAATGAATTCACTGCAGAAGGCAACTCTATTGTGCTAGCCTCTTTAGGAGGATTAGTTGCTGGAGGAACAACTTATTTTGTAGAGGCAGATGCAGGCATAGTATCTGATGCAACAATTAGTGCTGACTGTAATATTGCCTCAGCAAATAATTCCTCAATTGCATTAACTGGCCCAGGATATCAGTTTAATATTGCAGGATCTTTATTTAATGTAGGATACTTAGTTGATTCATTACCTGTAGAAATTGCAAATTATTCTAAAATTAATCCTCAAACTAATATAGGTATTATATTCAATGCTCCTATTAAATTAGCCTCTTCTGGAACCTTAACTTTATATGAGGCAAGCGGAGCGTTACATCAATCATTTAATGTTGCAACCTCATTTACTTCAAATAAAACCAATGAGATTATTTGGACTAACGGCAGTATATTGTGGTTAAATCCAACTAAAGATTTAAAATTTGGAACTACTTATTATGTAACTGCGACTGGTGACTGTGTTATAGAGTCCTGTGATAGTGTATGGGGAGGAACTGCTGATACTAATGCAATTAGATTTACTACTGATGCAGGACCTTCTATAAATACCTCAGGAGAATCAGGAAATGGATATGAAATGTCGTATGATAGACCCATATCAGCTAACATATATGATAGCCCTGCTCCTGTTCAAATATTAGACTCTTCTAATACTGTTATCAAAGAAATATATCCCGGTGATTCTCAGGTCACTATCAGCTAAGGAATGCAATGTCAAATAATAAAGTTAATATAGATTTTTCTACTCTAGGAATCACATTTGTAGAGGGCGAAACTTATCAGGTTAAAATAGGAGAGGGATTTATTAAAGAGGTAGGTAACAATTTTAAAAAGAGTCCTGCAGTAACATCAGGAAATGAGTTTGTTGCCTCGAGGGCAACACCTACCTTTGTAAATTATATAACTCCGTTAAATCATATCTCTAATTTATCTGATGGAGTAAATTACGGATTTACTATTACTGATAACTCAATTACTACTGGAACAGCAGCACCGTCTGTTGTAATAACATTTGACAAATATGTATACAAAGGTAGTGGTAATGTTTATATTACAAAAAACAATACCACTACCGCTACTATATCTGTTTCAAGTTCGACATTCTCAACTAATGAAAATTTAGCAACTTTTAATTTTGCTAGTAATAATTTTCAAGCAGGCGAAAATTATAAAGTTACATGGGATTCAACAGCATTTAAGAATAAATTAAATCTGCCTACTACTGGAACTAATGCATTTATTAATTTTACTTTACCTGGTCCTGTTAGTGTCGGAGCAATTACTTCAACTTTTAATGTAATAGGCACACCGGAGCCTATAATAGGTAGTCAGCCTGCTGGAACAACATATCTACAATTTGGATTATCAGAGCAGACCGTTGCTCCTCTGATTACAGGTGGAGAGACCGGAGTTTTTATTTTAAAAAAATTCGCTCCCGGTAATCCAGAGATTAATAGATGGTATAGTCATGTAGAACCTTTTCCGTTAACTACTTCGACGATTTATAGAACTTGGTATACAGTATCTACTTCAACAGGAATAGTTACTTTACCAAATTTAGATGCATTTAATAATTTAGAGCCTTCGACAAAATATTTTGTTGTAACTAATGATTCTCCTTTACGACCTAAAGGTTATACTAATAATCTTACTGGTTATTTTGATGTATCTTCTACTTCTACAATACACTTTACATCACCGCCGGAAATTGCACCTCCTGCATTAACATCAATCTTACCTTCGTATAATTCGACTAATTTTACAGGAACTTCTGTATCCTTTACTTTAGATAGAAAAATAACTAAAGGTAGTGGTAATTTCTATCTATCTAAAACTACAGGATCAACTTCTACAGGTATTGTTCTAAGTGTTTCATCGTCTACGGTAGTAAATTCAACTGCAACATCTTCTTTAACTTTAAATTTCTCAGCCTCTTCTATTGATCCTGGAACTACGTATATTCTCACTAGTGATTCTCAAGTAATTTATTCTTCTGATAAAATATATACAGGAACTCCCAATGCCTATACAGGAATTGTGAATACCTCAACAGTTAAATTTACGACAATTAGTGAGCCTGCTCCTGTATTAACCTCTGTAATACCAACTTACAATACCTCTAATTTCACTGGAACTTCTACTGTGTTATTATTTGATAAACATACAGGTCCCGGCTCAGGAAATGTATATATTACTAAACAAAGCTCTTCTTCGTTGTCCACTCAAACAGTTTCAGTTAATTCATTAACTTATTCATCTACAGGAAGTGCTACATTATTTTTAGGAACAATGACTACATCAACTGTTTACACTATTACAACTGATCCTACTGCATTTGTATATCCGGATAGGTATTATAGTCCTCAATATAGCGGAATAACAACCACCTCTACAGTGAGATTTACAACAGTTCCTCAATTAGAAGTAATATCATATACAATTCCATCAAGCACTAATTCTAATACTTTAATTATTAATTTTAATAATCCAGTTTATAGGACAGGAACATCAATTGGGCTAGAATTAGGAAGTGAGGGCCTTGCCCCGGGTCATAATTTTACTGCGGCTGAAGAAAGTAATTCAGGAACAACTATTACATATAATACTTCGGCTATTAGTTTTGTAACAGGTAATAATTATGCGTTTTTCTTCTCCTCAACTAATGTATATCATAATGGATTAACATACGTTGCAAATAGACCTTCTCCTCCTGCACTTTATGTAGCATTCACATATAGTTAATCATGAGTCCCTTAGAACGATTAGAGGCATTAATTAAAGACAAGATTGTTGATCCCTCTCTTGCATTAGAAAGATTTTCAATATGTAAGAGTTGTGATCAATTTGATAAGGAGTGGGTCAAATGTAAGAATTGCGGATGTTTCTTAAAAGCAAAAGTAATGCTACCCCTCTCTCATTGCCCTCTTAAAAAATGGTGATAAGTTCCTATTTCTAAAAGAATAGGTAAATATAAACAATGAACTTAGCGAGACCTCAGGCTCGCTATTTTACCCTTTAGGAGCATAATATGGCAGGATTTCTAGAATTTAGCCAGTTTGTTGGTGGCGCTGATTCACTACAAACTGAACAAACTTTCCCTTCAACACAAAAGACATTACTATATGATTTTGGAGTTGATATCAGTTCTTGGAATTTCCTCGTAGAACATCAAACAGTAGTTGCAGATGTAATTAGTTTTGATCGTAATACAGGTGCCCCTAATTTTGCTACTTCAACTATTCTAGGTTACTTTCCCTCAGGAGTCGTTAATACCTCAACATATGTTTCGGTTGTTAATACCTCAACTGTAGCAATCACTGTTCCTTCTAATTTATATGCAGGTCCAATTCTTCCTGATGCAAGAAGTCATACTCCGATTACATTAGTAGGTATTACTTGGACTGATAACTCTTCTCCTCCTCAAAGAGATACACATCGCTGGGCATTCATACAGAGTTATGAGCCAGGTGTAGCTCCAGGTGATCCTATTTTAGATCCTACATATACTGCTATTGTTATAGGAGCGTAATATGGGTTATACATTTACAGTAACTACAGTTACTCCTGTAATTTCAGTTAATACAACTGATACTTCTGTTTCGATTACTCAAAGTTTATCAACAATTACTGTTAATACAAATGCAGTGTTTTTAAATCAAGGTCCTACAGGAGCTGCTGGTGAAGTTGGATATGTAGGTTCCAGAGGTGATTTACCCAATTGGACATATATTACAACTAGCACAAGCGTTTCTTCTAATAATCGGTATTTGATAGGTAGCTCAATTTATAATATAGATGTTACTCTACCTGTCTCTCCTAATGATGGTGATTATATTGATTTTCTAGATGGTGCAAATTGGAATGTTCATCCTCTTACTATCCTACGGAATGGAAAAACTATTCAAGGAGGCACTTCTGATGTTATAGTTGATGTTCAAGGTGTCGAAGTTCATCTTGCATATAATTCGACCTTAGGAGGGTGGAGAATATCCACCACGTTAGGTGCTAAAGGATACAATGGTTCCGCAGGAACTAACGGCACTAATGGAACTAACGGCACTAATGGAACTAACGGCTTTATAGGTTCTTCAGGATTTATAGGATCTAGAGGATATTCTGGATCACAAGGATATACTGGATCTGTTGGTTCAGCCTCTCCTACTGTAATAGGTGCAACTTATGCATATACTCCTACCTCATGCTGTAATGTAGCTGTTGGATTTAGTGCAGGTAATGCTACTATGACCGGCGCAGGTAATGTTGCAATAGGTGGCGGTGCTTTATCAATTAATACAACAGGTCAGATTAATGTAGCAATCGGAGTAGGGACTTTAGGTTTAAACACTGTTGGCACTAATAATGTTGCTATTGGTTACAATGCATTAAATGTTAATACCTTAGGCAGAAACGTTGCTATAGGTGGAAATTCTTTATATTGTAATAATGTAGGGCAGTGTAATGTTGCACTAGGTGCCTCAGCAGGATGCACAAATACTACAGGTGTTAACAACTTATTTCTAGGAGATAGTGCTGAAGGAGCAACGGCTACCTCTTCTAATGCAATTACACTTGGGAATTCCTCGCATACTGTATTACGTGCAAATGTATCAACAGTAACTGCTTTATCAGATTGCCGTGATAAAACTAATATTGCAGGTATTCCAATCGGATTAAACTTTATTAAGGAAGTTCGTCCTGTTCAATTTACATGGAATACACGAGATGGAAAAAGAATAGGAGATCAAGAGTTAGGATTTATTGCACAAGAGCTCGATGCATTACAAACTAAGTTTGGAGTAGAGAGCTCATTAAATATGATTCTTAAAGAAAATCCAGATAGGATTGAAGCAACTCCGGGTAAATTGTTACCTATTATTGTTAAGGCTATTCAAGAACTATCTGCACAAATAGACATCATAAACGAAGTTATTGCTTCAAAGGAATAAAATGACAACAACTAATATTAGAGATTTAGTTCAATCTGGTCTTGTATCTACGGGATTTACTGGATCGATAGGAAGTTTAGGATTTACTGGTTCAACAGGTGCTGGGTTTACTGGTAGTCAAGGAAGTAATGGAGATGTGGGATTAACCGGCTTCAATGGATCACAGGGCACAACTGGTTTTGTAGGAAGTAATGGTTTTACTGGTTCAACAGGCGTAGGTTTTACTGGTTCAGTTGGTGAAGTAGGACTAACTGGCTTTACTGGTTCTACAGGAACTATTGGATTTACTGGTAGTGTAGGTGAAGTTGGCGATGTAGGACTAACTGGCTTTACTGGTTCAGTTGGCGATGTAGGACTAACTGGCTTTACTGGTTCAGTAGGTGATGTAGGACTAACTGGCTTTACTGGTTCAGTTGGTGATGTAGGACTCCAAGGTGATACCGGACTAACTGGTTTTACTGGTTCTACAGGAAGTAATGGTTTTACTGGTTCTACAGGAGTAGGGTTTGTTGGCTCACAGGGCACAATTGGATTTGTTGGCTCAATAGGAACTGAGGGTCCTCAAGGATATGTAGGATCTAAAGGGTCTGACGGAACATCAGTTAATATTAAAGGAACAGTAGATAACTCCTCCTTATTACCTTCTTCAGGACAAGTAGAAGGCGATGGATATATTACATCTAACACAGGTCATTTATGGGTATATACAATCTCAGGACCAGTTAACGGATTTACAGATGTTGGAACAATAGTTGGACCTACTGGTTTTGTAGGTAGCATTGGTTTTACTGGTTCAACGGGTATTCAAGGAGAGACAGGAACCTCTGGATTTACTGGTTCAACTGGTTTTATAGGAAGTGTAGGATTTACTGGTTCAACTGGTTTTGTAGGAAGTTTAGGATTTACCGGTTCAACCGGAGGTAATGGATTTACAGGTAGCCAAGGCGAAGTAGGACTAATTGGATTTGTAGGATCTCAAGGAAGTAATGGAAGTTTAGGATTTACTGGTTCAACAGGTGCTGGTTTTACTGGTAGTCAAGGAAGTAATGGAGATGTGGGATTTACTGGTTCAACCGGTTTTGTAGGTAGCACAGGTGCACTTCCTTCTTGGACTTTACAAAGTGTAGGTTTTACTGCCTCTGTGAATAGCAGATATATTGTAAATTCCGGCTCAGGATCATTTAATGTTACCCTACCTAATTCACCATCAAATGGAGATTATGTAACACTAACCGACGGCTTTGATTGGGCAGCAAATCCTATTACTATTTTACGTAATGGTAATACTATTGCATTGATTGCAGATGATTTACTTATTGATGCTAAAAATATTGATGTTAATTTTGTATACTTTGGTGGAAATTGGACTGTTACTACTTCAATTGGAGTTGCAGGATATAATGGATCAATAGGAAGTGTAGGATATACTGGTTCAACCGGTGCTGGGTTTACTGGTAGTCAAGGAACAACTGGTTTTAATGGATCACAGGGAACAACTGGTTTTGTAGGTAGCATTGGTTTTAATGGATCACAGGGAACAACTGGTTTTGTAGGTAGTGTAGGATTTACTGGTTCAATTGGTGTAGGCTACACCGGATCATCTGGATCCGGTGGTGGCTCAAGTTGGACTACGGCAGATGCGTTAACTGCAACCACCGGAGGACAGGCCGGCGCCCTTGGACTATCTGCAATAATTAATTTTATTACAACAACTCCAGTAGGTGGGGGAGTAAGATTGCCTACTGCTACTTCAACATCTTACATTCAAATTGTAAATCACGGAGCTAATACTTTATTAATATATCCTGAATCAGGAGAAACAATTGATGCTGGCGCAGCAGATGCTCCTTTATCAATTGCACAAGGTTCTGCAATAATAATTGCAGGAACATCGACAGGTGGTTGGACAGGAGTTAGTATAGACTCATTTGATGACGAGAATAGCACCTTTGTTATTCCTACACACGCATCAAGTCCTCCTTTGCCTCCTGCTGGTTATATGAATCTGTTTACGAAAACAGTAGCAAATAGAGTAATGCCCACTTTTATGGGACCTAGTGGATTAGATAGCGCATTACAACCGTTCCTTGCTAGAAATAAAATAGGTATGTGGAATCCCGGCGGCGGTGCAACAACTGCTCCTTCTATATTCGGATTAGGAGCATTAACTGTAGTTTCGAATGCAGGAACTGCATTATTATCTAAATCTGTAGCAACTACTAATGTATTAACAAGAATGCGGAGAAGTGGAGTTCAATCATCGACTACTGCTGGAACTTTAGGAAGTTTAAGATTGACTGCGGCTCAATTTACAACAGGCACAGGTGGAGCAACTCCTTTAGGTGGATTTCACTATATTATTAGATTTGGAATAGGTGATACAGCTACTGTAGCCGGAGCTAGAATGTTTGTAGGATTGGCTGCTTCTACAGCAGCAGCAACCAATGTTGAACCTAATACATTAGTAAATTGTGTAGGTGTTGCTCAATTATCAACTGATTCTACTCAATTATATATTGTGTATGGAGGGTCTGCTGCGCAAACTGCTATTCCTTTAGGATCAACTAATTTTCCTATTACAAATAATACTTTAGCATTTGATTTATCATTATTTGCACCTCCATCAACTACTGGAGTAATATACTACGAAGTATTAAATATTTTAACAGGTGCAAAAGCAACAGGAACATTAAGTGGAGCAGGAACAGTAATACCTGCTGCAACTACATTATTAACTTCTCAATCGTGGAGAACTAATAATGCAACTGCATTAGCAGCTACTTTAGATATCTGCTCAATATATATAGAAACGGATCAATAAAATGTTTAAATTAGTAATTAACGAAGGCGTTGTTATAAGGGAAAGTGATAATAAAATTGTTGCTCCCTGTCAATCAATTGACGATATCGATTTTAAAGAATATATCGATTGGGTAAATTTAGGCAATACCCCTATTGAAATTTACACTACTACAGAGGAATAAAATGGCAACTAATTTAAGAGATATTATTCAAACAAGAGTTACTGGATATACAGGTTCAGCAGGATCTGGGGGGTCTTCAGGAACATCCACATATATTACACCTGTTTCGCGTTTTGATTTAAACTCGTCCCTTTCTACTACGGGAACAATCAAAATTATTTCCGATAGTGATTCTGATATTAATGCATCAACTACCGTTCAAGGAGTAATAGCAACATGGGATCCAGTTTCAGTTAAATGGGTATATGCTCATAATTTAGCAGAAGTATTAACAATCGTTCCTAATAACCCTCCTTCTGTAGAATATCTAGTAGTTGGTGGCGGAGGCCCTGGCATTACCGGTGGCGGCGGAGCAGGAGGATATACTACAGGAACATATTCCATGTCGTTTAATGTTCCTGTATCTGTTACCGTCGGCGCCGGAGGAACAGGAGGAGCAGCACTAGTTGGTTCTTCTTCGACATTTGGAACAATAGTTGCTGCAGGCGGCGGTAATGGTGGAACAGCTAACGTTGCAAATGCAGCAGGCGGCGGATCCGGAGGAGGCGGCGGTGCCTCTAGTGGATCCGCATTATTAGGAGGAGTAGGAGTTATAGGGCAAGGAAATAACGGTGGAACTGTAACTTTTACCGGCTCACCTTATCCTTCAGCAGGCGGAGGTGGCGCATCAACTTCAGCAACTTCTGTTACCTCTTCTGTTGCAGGTGACGGCGGCAATGGTATATCTAATAGTATTACAGGTTCTGCAATCACTTATGCAGGAGGAGGTGGTGGGAATCAAAATCAAGCTCCGTATACAGCAGGCGCGGGCGGAACTGGCGGCGGCGGCGCGGGCGCGGGCGGAACAGGAAACGGAAATAACGGAACTGCAAATACTGGTGGTGGCGGCGGCGGTGCAGGCGCAAGTGGTTCAGGCGGTTCAGGCGGTTCAGGCGTTGTTATAATTCGATATCCAAATACATATGACGATGCACGATCTTTAGTAGGATCTCCTACATATACAAATTCTGGCGGATATAAAATTTATAAATGGACCTCTTCGGGTTCCATTACATTTTAAGGGTTAGTATGGCACATTTTGCAAAAGTAATTAATAATAGAGTAGAGCAAGTAATTGTTGTTGATCCTGAAGTTATCCTTTCTGGAATATTCGGATCTCCTAGTATGTGGATTCAAACCAGTTATAATACATATGCGGGCAACCATAATTTAAATGGTATTCCGTTGAGAAAAAATTATGCGTGTGTAGGGTATGCATATGATGCATTAAGAGATGCATTTATTCCTGTTAAACCTCATTCAAGTTGGATATTAGATGAGAATACTTGCTTATGGAAAGCTCCAGTTAATAAACCTCAGGATGGACAATTATATGTTTGGAACGAGCAAAATATTAATTGGGATCTAGTTTTAAATTAACTAATCACATAAATCAGTAATACAAAATAAATATAGTTGGGAATTATTCCCAACAATAGGGAATAATATGGTAGAAAATAGAAGAATAAGCGATAATCAATCGCTCGATATATCGCAGATGATTGCAGATGAGAATGATCCTAAACAACGAGCATTCTTAATTGTATTACATTCTATTAATCTTAATCTTGAGGCTAACACAAGAACTATTACCGATATTGCTGATAAACTTGATACTCATATACAAACATTTGAATCTAGAGTGAATACAGAAGATACGCTTATTAATCAAGGTAAAGGTGCTTGGAAAATTATGGCTTGGGTGCTTGGAATAGCCCAAGTAGCAGCACTAGGATTATGGGCAAATCTTCAGGGTGATATTTCCTCGTTAAAAGATGCTGATAGTAAAACAATTATTGAACTTACTAGAATACGAGAAAAGATATTAACTTTAGAAATCACTAAAACTTCTAGAAACAATTAATCATAGTAAATAATATTATGAATAATATTACACCTAAAGAACGAATCTTAACTTTAATGAGACAGATTTATTCTGAATTTTCTGGAGTCGAAGTTGCAGAGGCAATAGGTCAAATTAGGAAAGAGATTGAAGCCCAAGCAAGTCAACAATTGTTATCGGAAAAGATTGCCGAGTTGCAGAAACAATTAGATCAAATAGCCTAAAGATCCTTCTTATTTTATGCTCTAAAATAATTAAGAGTATGAATGCAATAAAATTTAAAGAATACCTTGATAAGTTTTGCGATTGGTCTATGACTGTTCATAACTCATATACTGCATTAAAAACACGATCTAAAACTACAAGTAACCAACCTAAGAGACCAGGCCCCGCAAAGAAAATTCCTATTTCTGTAGACGAGTTAGATGAATTATATAAAGAAATTGACGATAGTGAGTCTAACCTAAAACAACATAATTCTACAATATATCCTGTAGTTTTTCGTCATAAACCTGTAAAAAGCACCTGTGAATTGTGTGATTCTGAAGTTATTTCACAGAATTTTGTCTATAAATTACGAGAAGGTAGTTACACACGTAAATGTTCTATTTGTAGAAAAACAGAAGATATTAAGATGAAAAAGAAAATCAATGATAAATAAAATTGTAAGCATGTATCCTTTTAGTTTCATTTTAGGATCTCCTTGATCGTTGTGTGCTTACATTGTTGTTCTCCGACACTCGATATTGTTCGTATCGATTAGAAAACCCCCGTTAGTAGTGTTCCTGGGGTTTTCTTTTGGGTAAATATTAATGAACAAAAGTATAGACTAGCCCACAATTCGGTGGGCTTTTCTTTGGCTAATTTTTCTCTTGACTTATAGGTAAAACCAATATATAATTAATGTAGACATAGCATTTCGCATAGTCTATTATAGAAAGTTAAAATGAAAATATATCGCTTTATAGCAGTTGCACACTTAGATAACGGAGATATAGACGACCATCTCGATCCTTTTTGGATTTTTGTAGAAGGAAATAATGCAACAAATGCAGCAATGGATATTTCTCCAGATCTAATTATTAATGAGGCTAACTCAAAGTGGGTATCTACTAATTGGAATAATCTAAAGTTGAGTGTGTTTAATAGCAAACCATTCGCTACGATCTTACCGTTCAAGTAAATAGAAGAAGATTTACAAAATCACAAGCACTCCTTGAGAGTGCTTTTCTTTGACTTAAAACTCGTGTGAGGCTCTCCGCAGTCCTTTCAAAACTCGTGTGAGGCTAAATGATATAAGATGAATAAATCCGCAGCAAAGAGGTCCAAGGACCCCTTTGTTAGAAAGGAAACGAGTTAAGTTCCTTGCTTCTCCTTCTTCTACTCAAACCTCTTTACACCTGATAATTTTCTCTTTATAATAAATAATGTAGCACAAAGAGTTTCTTATATCCTTTTTCATTTTTGGATACTTATTTCTCTTAAGGGCGTTACCGTTGGCGTGTGTGATAATCAACGGATCCTATAAAAATAATAAGTTAAATGACAGCAAAATTGATATTCAATCATCCTTATGATGTATCATCGATTATTATCGAGATGCAAAAGGAATATTCCGGGCAACGAACTAATCACTTACAAATATTGAATCAATATTTTGAGTTATTTGGTGAGCAGATATGTAAAGGAACACTTTACGCAACCGGAGAACAACTCACTTCAAATACATGTCCATTCGAATGGGAATTAATTCGAAGAACTCTTCCCAGATATAATAATCAACATTATTGGCTAGATTGGTTACATACGCATTATCCAATAGTCACAATAGTAGAAAAAGGTAATAGTTTTAAAGGTATAAGAACAATGGTAACTCCCATACATAATGCAGAATGGTCTAAAGAAGTTGAGGCTATTCTAACTCCGGAAGAGTTATTCACTTACTATATTCTGGATAAAATTGAAAACATAGAAGATTTAACTAATCCTAAGATTGTTAAATGGACCCCTATAGATCAACGCTCGTTAGATGCATATATCTCTGCAAATCTATCATTACCAAAAAGATATGGTAGAATCGATGATTATCTAAATGATGCAAAAAAAATTAAGAAACTTGCAACATTCTCAGAGGAACTGTATGGTATATTCAGTCTTCCTCAATTAATAAAAGAAAGCGAATTTGGTAGACAATACCTTACAGGAGTTAATTTACAATCAGTTCCTAAAGAGGTTCGCAATGCTGCACTAGGCCGCAGTTATCAATATGATTTAGAAAATAGTGTATTTGCCTGGAAACTATCTAATGCAACGGAAATAGATCCTACTGCTAAATTTCCAGCAACTATAGAATATTTAGATAAGAAAGAAGCAATTCGAAAGTCTAAGGTTGCTCTAATAGGGTTTGAAGATAATAAATTCTCACTTGCGATTGTTAAGCAATTAATTACAGCAATAGGGTTTGGAGCAAAGGCACAAAATACAGTATGGACATTAGATAATGGAAAGACTTGGAAAACATCAGCCTTATCTGAGATATTAAAAGATCCACATAAACGTAAAATCTTTTTAGAAGATAGTTGGGTTAAGGAATTTGTTGAAGAACAAGAGATTATGAATCGTTTAATTTATAACGATATTAAGAATCTGCCTGGCCTTCAAAGGGAAGAATTAAAAAATAAACGTGGACAATTAAGTATTAATAAAGTTATTGCATTTTGCTATCAACAATCAGAACGCATGATTATGAATGCACTAATGGCGGCCTCTGAAGAATCAGAAATCTTACTATTATGTCATGATGCATTCTATACTCGCAAGCCGGTTAATACAGTAACTATTCGTGAGATATTAAAATCTTTTAACAAAGAAGGTAAGATTGAAGAGACTAAAATTGAAGGTTGGGCATTTCATGAAGAAACTGCACATAAGAATTTTATGTCCAATCAAGAATTCATTGCTCATAATGGTGTTATTCCTTTACACATAATAAACAACTATAAGAAGTTAAAATCTTTGAAAGAAAAGAGAAGAGTATATAAAGGTAGTGACGAATACGATGCAGGATACAGAGGTGAACCTAAGTATGATCCTGAATTAGATCCGTTTGTAGAAGAATTAAATGACAAAAATTAAAAATCATAATAAGTGTGAGATAGATATACGATGGAAAGTAGTATACGGAAATTCTCATCCTGCACCAGCATTATTCTGCACAGAACATAATGCCTGGTTAAAATGGATATCTAGAGAGGATGCTTTCAAACTGATTAGTGAAGGTATCCCAGTTAAAAAATATAAGAAGGATGAAAAATGAAAAATAAAGATCCATTATACAATCGTTGGGTTTACTTTAGAGGTGCTTGTAATAACCCTAATCACCTAAGTTGGAAATTCTATGGGGCAAAACATATAAGTTATCCAAAAGAATGGGATAATTTTGAAATATTCAAATCACAAGTTGAAAGTGTAATAGGACCTATACCACCTGGAAACTATCATTTAGATCGTCCTGATAATCATGCCTCTTATGGCATTGATAATATTAAATGGAGCACTCCTAAAGAGAATTATAATAATTGTAATTCAAATAGGATAATCACATACAATAATAAAACACAAACAATGAAACAGTGGTGTGAAGAATTAGATATAAATCCAGCAACATTCTTTTCAAGAATGTTTGATTTAGGATGGACATTAAAAAGAGTAATGGGTAAATCTCCATATCGTAAACTGAAATAACATTTAACATAAATAAAGTTGTTATAAAGATTCATAGAATGCGAAAATACTTCCCAGGCGAGTTATATGACCCGTATGCTCCTCGCCCACATTTACAAAAATACCCCGAACCATTTGATCATGAGCGACATGTTCCTTTTCTGCGTCAACGAGCACAAGCTAAGTTTAGAGATGAAATCTGGCATCTTACATTCGAGGAATGGTGCAGTTTTTGGCCCCTAGAAAAATGGATTATCCGTAGTAGAAATTCAGATGGATTATGTATGACTAGAATTGATCATAACGAAGCATGGGCTATAGGTAATATAAAAGTTATCTCTAGGAAACAGCAATTAAGTGATTCTAATAAAAGAATAGGACGTAAGCCTCGCGGGCCAAATAAAGTCAAATAATATGTCACATACAATATCCCTTACAAAAACACATAAGCGTATTCTGCTTGAAGCGTTGTTAGAAAGCCACACTATTAAAGAAAAGAAACTAAGAAATCCCGAAGGTCTTAGGATAATGACTGAGATGTATAATGATGCAGCAAATAAGTTATTAAGTAATGTTGAATGTGGAAAGAATGGAAGTAAATCCTCTGATAATTTATTTGGTTGGCTTATTGATCAATTTAATCATTCGGGTAATCTTCCTGATACTGAATTTGGTAAACTTGCAATTTTAATATGTGAATCTGCCGGAAGAAATCAATATGAACAGTTTTGTAGAATGACAATTATTAACACACTATTTGAATAAATGACTTATTTTAATACAGACTTTGACCCCTTACTAATTCTAGAAGCACATACTGCTCAACTAGGATTATTAATTACAAATATAAATGAATTAGCAAGGGCATTTAATACAAATGCAGATAAATTAGATGAACTTGAGAAAGTTATTCAACAACAAAGTAAGCAGTCATTAATTAAAAAGATTAATCAATTGATTGAACTTGCAATGCAGCAAGATGAACAATTACAAGAACTACATTCTAGAATTAGATTGTTAGAAGTCGCTAGACAATACGGAGAAAACAAATGAGCACAAAAAAAGAAAAAGTTACAGTTTTTACAATTAACATCGTCCTCTCAGGAGATAGAACTTGTGAGTTTCGATATAATGATCCTATCCTTGCAAAAGAGGAATTCCTAAAATATACAAGTCAAGGAATCATTTCGGGCCAATTAATTAAATCAATTGAACTAGTATAATGCCAGAATCAAAGCGTGTAAAACCCAAAGGTTTGATGATGAAAAGATCAAAGACCTATGGAAAATACATGAGAGCATTCACTGTTGCTACATTAGCAGGATATGGAATAGCAATTGAATTATACAGTCCCGATGATTATGCAATAGAAGGAAATGATATCTTCATACGATCCGGGACTAAATTGGAATTCTTCTTGCTTATGCGTAATGCCATTTAAATTGATCTAGTGTTAGATCCTTGTTATACTTAAATTACAGAGGGATACTGTAATTGCGTAAGGAGAAGGGTCATAATAATGTGGCCTTTTCTCTTTAATAAAGGACTACTATGAACATAATTCAATTTCTACAAGAAGCAAGAGAAAATACTGAGATTACCAGGGCAGTTAGAGTTGCAGATAACGAATGGAATCTTAATGAAGATCGCTTATTCGTTGATGCGTTAAATGAATTAATCGAGGAAACAAATGCAATTCAAAATTTATAATTTACTAGATCAATTTCTAGAAACACTAGAGTTTACTCCTTATACTGAAAGTCTGCACACATTAGATACACTTTCGGAACAAGAACGTAAATGGTTAATTTCGATATTAAATGATCGATATGGAGAATCAACAAATGTAACAATAGAAGAAGTTTAAGAGTTTCGATATAAGAGAGATTGATCAAGGTCAATCTAATTAATATTTTTAATTTTAAGGAATTATATGAAGATAAAAATGAACCCCATTGCCAAAGAAGTCGCTGATACCTTCGAAGGCATATATGCACAAGCAACTAGTTTTGTGCAAAATCCAAATTCAGCAATTAATGGTATGATTGTTTCTGGAGATGCAGGAACAGGTAAAACATACTGGATTAAGAAGGCATTAATTGATACAGGACATCAATCTAATGTTGAATATATTAAAGGCGGCAAAATTACAGCAGCCTCACTTTACGTTAAACTTTATTTGAATAGAGCAAAGCATAGAATCATTGTTTTAGATGACTGTGATATTATTCATCACGGAGAAAAGCGTCAAATCATCCCTATGCTACTTGGTGCCGCAGAACTTGGACAAAAAGGCGATGTAAGTTGGGAGACAGCACGTAAGAATGCACTGATGGAAGAATTTAATGTTCCTTCAAATTTTGATTTTCAAGGTAACATCATCTGGATCACTAATGATCGAAAAGAAGATATCGCTAAAGCAATTAAACAATGGAAAGCAGCGATATTCTCTCGCTTTAACTTTGCTGAATGTAACTTCACTGACGAGCAGAAGTTTAGTTATACATTACACTTGATTGAGAACTGCAATATGTTGAGCACTAATTGTCAAGAGTTTCCCGGAGGCTATCCAGAAAAAATTATTGAAGAAGCACGAGATTATCTATCTGAAAACTATAGAAACTTAGTTGAAGTAACTCCTAGACAAGCAATCAAAGTTGCTGATATTCTCCATCACAATTCTGATCCTAAATTAAGAACTCAAATCCTACAACAACTTTGGAAGTAATATGACAAATACTAACACAGAAGTTTGGGGTAATATTGAACTTCCTAATATTACCGATGAGGAACTACTTACTACAAATTGGAACTGTAAATTAGCAGCTTTAGAGAGATCAAAAACAAAAGAATGGAGACAAAATGTAAAAAACAGATGTGGCTCACACGAATGGATACTTAGAACTCCAGGTAATGATTTATTAGAATTTTATGACAAGTTTCACCTCTCATATAATCCTATGCCGCCCAGTATTGTTTATCATTATAGGTTTGATCATATCTATCCTGAATTTGATAGACCTTATAAGAGACAACTCTATCTTAAGGAACAACTTCCACAATATAATAATACTAAAATAATGTATAATGAATTATATATGTGGTTAGTAGATAAACCTCATACTGAATATAAATTTAGTAATATAGATAAATTTAAAGATTTTGTGTATCAAACATTTAATCAAAAATATTTACACTATTCTATTGCTCTAACTGGTAATAGAGTTAAACCTATGTGTCTTGAACATATGATTTGGAGAGGTAAATTAAAAGGGTGGAGCATAAAAGTTAATCCTTTGTAACAAATGAGCCGGTTAAATACCGGCTTTCTTATGATCTAAATAAATAGGAGTATGGAACAACCAGAAACAAATCCCGTCCCTCCTAAGAAGAAAACAGGCAATAAACCTAAAGCATTGGTTACTGCTGAGTATCAAGGTATTGTCTGTGGGAGAGATAAGAAAGTAATCGATCCAAAAGAAGTGTTTAAACTTGCTTCTATAGGATGTAAGAATAGTGAAATTGCTGAATGGGTAGGTATTGATGATTCGACTTTGAATTATAACTTCAAGCAAGAATTACTAAAAGGTAGACTTAGTTTAAATCAAAGTCTACGACAAGCACAGATTCGCCTAGCACTATCCGGGAATGCAACAATGCTTATTTGGTTAGGTAAGAATGTATTAGGACAATCTGACTCTCCCTTTGATTCTGAAAGTAATGTTCCCTTACCTTGGGATGATAATAATGATTAATCTAAAAGAATTTGTAATCGAACGTTTAAAAGAATCCTCAACTTGGCAAGGCCTTGCATTCATTTTAACAATGACTGGTTCACACTATGGTGCTGACTTTGATATCGCCGGTGCAACTGCCGCAGGCGCATTAGTGAGCGCAACAATTAAAATTTTATTCCCTGATGGCTCTAAGTGAAACTCAAAAGATAGTTGCACAATGCAATAAACGCTTTAGAGTAGTAGTCGCAGGCCGCCGCTGGGGTAAGACTACATTGGCTATCCGAGAAATGTGCAAGGTAGCTAAGGAACCTAATAAGGATGTTTACTATATATCTCCCTCATATAGAATGTCCCGCACTATTATCTTCAAACGACTTAAGAAGAAACTATTAGATCTACGGTGGGTCAAGAAGATCAACGAAACCAACTTAGAATTTCTACTTAAGAATGGTTCTACTATTTCTCTTAAGGGTGCAGATAATCCAGATTCATTACGAGGTGTTTCACTAAGTGCAGCAATCTTTGATGAGTTTGCCTTCATGGATCGCGATACTTGGGATCTAGTTATTCGTCCTGCTCTAGCAGATCAAGAGGGATCTGCACTATTCATTACAACTCCTATTGGCAAAGGTAATTGGGCATTTGATATGTTCAATATGGCTGAAGACTTCCCTGAACAATGGGCCTCCTTTACCTACACTACATTGCAAGGTGGGTTTGTTTCAGAGGCAGAGATCGAAGCAGCTCGTAATGAAATGAGTGAGCAACAATTTAAGCAGGAGTATGAAGGATCATTTACTACTGCGAGTAATCAAGTTGCATGGGCCTTCAGTAGGGAAGAGAACGTTCTACACATTAAAGATATAGATACCTCAGTTCTTCATGTAGGAATGGACTTTAATAACTCTCCTCTCACCGCCGCAATCTTTGTTCAAATGGGCGAGGTAATGTATCAGTTTGATGAGATCAATATGATCAATGCTCATACTGGACAGATGGCAGAAGAGTTAAAGAGACGATATCCTACAAGTAAGATAACAATCTATCCTGATCCTGCCTCTAGGCAACGTAAGACTAGTTCAGGAGGTAAGACAGACTTTACTATCCTAGAACAGGCAGGCTTCACAGTAAAGGCTCCTATGTCTCACGATGAGGTAGCAGATAGAATTAATGCTTACAATGCTCGCTTATGTTCTGCTAACGGACTAAGAAGGCTTTTTATTGATCCTAAGTGTAAATATACTATTGAGAGTCTCGAGAAGTATTGTTTTAAAGAAGGCACTCGTATACCAGATAAGGATAAATGGGATCACATGTTTGATGCTGCTTCATATTGCATTAGATATATGTTCCCTATTAAGAAGGAAGTAGTTCCTATGGCACCTCGTAGATGGGGTCATCAACTTGCAACACATTAAAGAGAATTAATTATGAATCAAACACTTTTAGACGACTACCGTGCAGTTTCGGTTACCAATAGAGAATATATGCGTAATCGAGACCGCTGGGAATTTCTACTTTATTCTTATGTAGGCGGAGAAGAATATCGTCGTCAAGGATATCTAACAAAATATCAACTTGAGACTGAGGGAGAATATAATCAACGTTTGAAGACAACCCCTTTAGACAATCATGCTCAAAGTGTTATCAGTGTTTATTCTAGTTTTCTATTCAAGGATTGTCCAGAACGAGAATTTATGGATTGGGAAGGACGTGTAGATTTAGAATCCTTTCTCAATGATGCTGACTTAGAAGGACGTGATTTAGATTCGTTCATGAAAGATATTGCAGTTTGGAATTCAGTATTTGGACATACTTGGATCATCATGACAAAGCCTAATATTGGAGCAGAAAGTCTAGGTGCAGAACTTGATATGGGCATTCGTCCTTATATTAATATGCTTACACCTTTAGCAGTTATGGATTGGACATGGACTCGAGGCCCTACAGGTAGATACGAATTAACATACTTCAAATACATTGAAGAGATTGTAGGCAAGGTTACTGTAGTTCGTGAGTGGACTAATGATCTTATCAATACTTGGGTTATGGATGATGACAAGAAGGAAGCCTATCTAAAATCTACTGAAGTAAATGGACTAGGTTGTATTCCTGCTATACTATCCTATAATAAGCGTTCCATCGTTAAAGGTATTGGCGTAAGTGATATCTCTGACATTGCTGATATGCAACGTTTGATCTACAACTACAATAGCGAAATTGAACAGTCTCACAGATTAGATGGACACCCTTCTCTAGTAGTTACACCTGACACACAATATGGTTCTGGAGCAGGTGCAGTCATTCAGATACCCAATGATCTTGAGCCAGGATTGAAGCCTTATGTTCTAGAACATGGCGGCGGCAATATCGGAGCTTTGCATGAGTCAATTAATCAGTTAGTTGATTCTATTGATAATATGAGTAATACTGGAGCCGTTAGGGGACAAAGGACTGCCTCAGTTTCTGGTGTTGCACTTGAAGTTGAATTTGCATTATTGAATGCTCGTCTATCTGAGAAAGCTGATTCACTTGAGCTTACAGAAGAACAGATGTGGGAATTATTTGGCCTATATCAAGGTCTACATTGGAATGGTGAAGTAAAGTATCCTGATTCCTTCAACATTCGAGATGTTGATCGTGAATTTGCTCACCTAGTTTCTGCAAAGAGTGCTGCTACTGATCCTAGAGTTCTTGCTGTAATTGACCATGAAGTTATCGAACTACTAGGTGAAGATGCGGATATCATTATGCCTGAACTTGTTAATGGACAACAATTAGATGCTATGGAACCTTTTGAGCCTAGGCTATTGTTTAATCCTCAAACAGGCGATGAGTTAATGCCTACTTCATTTGAACAAAAGAAAACTCTATTAAATCAAGGTTGGGTAGAAAAAGAATAATAATCAATTATAATACTATTTTACCGATCTCGTATAAATACCTACACGAGAATATGAATAGTATTCTCAACAATTAATACCTTTGAAAGGGG